TTCCGCCCCCTTCCGTGCTTCAACTTTTTGAATTAGTCATGGATCCGGTTTTAATTACAAATTGCATGGCTGATTATCTTAATGAAAATGAAACGCAAAATTGTGGGAAATTCGATGATATGGCTATGGAATACATTGACAAATACCGTAAGGCAGAAACTAAAATAGTCAAAGATCGAAGAAAGGCCCGGAAAGAAGCCTATAGAAACCTTATCAAAGAAAGGTGCTTACTGCTTGGAATTTGATTTTTACGCCCGCAAGTTGTAAAAGGCTTCCGGGTGGTTAGTGTATCGAAGAATTTATTAAGAAAGGGGGTTGAAAACTCCTATAAAAATATAAATCTATCTGGGCGTCTGATACACGCGCCCAAAATAAAAAAAGCCGGCGTACTGCAAAACCGACTTTCTCTCACGAAACAAAAAATATATTAAATAAAGAGTATTCTTATTATATCATTTTTCAAAAGGAGTTACGGGGTTTGAGTATCAAGGCACAGGAATTACTTGATGAATTGCAAAAATTAGACATTGACATAAAAAGCCGAATGGATGAAATTAATGAACTAGAAGCCGGGTTACTATCAAGCCCTAAATTTCAAGCGGATAAAGTTTCAGGCGGTAAGGGCCGGAAGGTTGATGATGTCTATACACAGTTGATTGTGATGAAGGAAGCTATAGAACAAGATACGGCCGAAATTATTGACAGAAAACTAGAACTTGGTAGAATGATCAATAAATTAAAAGACCCTAAGCAAAGGACCGTACTAAGGCTTACTTACATAGTCAAGAAACACGTTTTGGATATCTGCAACGATTTGGACGGTATTTCACTACCTACTTACTACCGTTTGAAGCGGTCTGCTATTAGTGAATTAGAGAAAGTCTTGAATGATAACAAATGACATTCACTGTTAAGGCACGATTTAGACAATGTGTTACAATGGTATTTGTCAAGTAATGGGGATAAAACAAAGGCGTTTTATCCTTTTTTTATTGTATTTTATCAGAAAGGAGCCAAAAGAATTTGGGAATGACGGAAAGGCAAAAGATTTTTGCGGATCATTATATCATTTCATTAAACGCTACGGAAGCTTATTTTAAAGCTTATCCGAAAACTAAGAATGAAAGATCAGCACAAGCGAATGGGAGCCGGTTGCTATCAAATGATAAGGTAAAAGCCTATATAGATGAACAGCTTGAAAAGCTAAAGTCTGAACGTATCGCAGATCAACAGGAAGTGCTAGAATTTCTTACTTCCGTTATGCGTGGTGAAGTCACTGAACCGCTTTTGGTTCTAGATGGTGAAGGGTATCAGAAAGTTGTGGAAGCAAAACCATCAGTAGCAACTAGGCGGGCTTCAGCGGTTGACCTTGGTAAGCGTTACGGCTTATTTGTGGACAGGCAAGAAATCACTCAACGGGTGGTAGAAATTGAGCTGGGAAGCTGGGATGATGAAGAAACCACAGATTAAAATAAAGATCAAAAACCCCAGCCGTGTTTTCAATAAGCATATATACAACCACTTAACTGACTATGATACCTTCACAGAAATCCACTACGGCGGTGCTTCCAGCGGGAAAAGTCATGGAGTTATTCAAAAGATAGTATTCAAGAGCCTTCAGCCTTGGAAGCACCCAAGGAAGGTTCTTTTTTTGCGTAAAGTTGGATCAAGTGTTTATGATTCAATCTTTGAAGACGTCAAGCAATGTTTGGAAACATGGGGTCTGCTTGGTGCTTGTAAGGTTAATAATTCCGCTTACCGGATCGAACTACCGAACGGCGCACAGTTTATCTTTAAAGGGCTGGACAATCCGGAAAAGATCAAGTCAATTAAGGGGATTTCAGATGTAATCATGGAAGAAGCTTCAGAATTTACCTTGGACGATTATACACAGTTGACACTACGGCTACGGGATAAGAAACACCCTAAGAAGCAGATCTATTTGATGTTTAACCCGGTGTCTAAAGTAAATTGGGTTTATAATGCGTTTTTTGTGAAAAAGCCAAAAAATACCGTTATCTATCAAACGACATATAGGGACAACAGGTTTCTTGACGATCCCACAAAGGAAAACATTGAGGAACTAGCTAACAGAAATGAAGCCTATTACAAGATTTACGCGCTGGGCGAGTTCGCAACGCTGGACAAGCTTGTATTTCCAAAGTATAAGAAACAACTCTTAAACAAGGAAGAATTAAAACAATTCCCGTCTTATTTTGGCCTTGACTATGGTTTCATTAATGACCCTAGCGCCTTTATGCACATTAAAATTGATGATGAAAATAGGCGCCTTTATATCGTGGAAGAATATGTAAGGAAAGGCCTTACGAATGACAAGATAGCGGAAGCAATTAAAGCCCTTGGATATGCTAAAGAGATTATTAGGGCCGATAGTGCTGAAAAGAAATCTAATCAGGAATTAAGAAACCTAGATATTCCACGGGTGATTGATGTTATGAAAGGTCCCGGCTCAGTTATGCAAGGGATTCAATACATACTTCAATATGAAATTATCGTGGATGAGAGATGTGTAAAGACTATTGAGGAATTGGAGAATTACACTTGGAAGAAGGACCGGGCAACTAATGAATACATTAATGAACCGGTGGACAGCTATAACCACTGCTTGGACGCTATGCGCTACGCTATTCAAGATAGAATTTTCCAAGCTAAGAAAGAATTAGACATTAATAAGACGATTTCAAAAGTTAACCGATTGTTTAGAAGGTAGGTAGAAAATGGATCATGTAAATGAATTTGAACACGATTTAGATATTGAGGTAGGAACTAGAAGCGATTCTTTACGCTTCGACAGTGCTTCTAATGAACCCTTTAGATATTCTTCTAGTGAAGCATTACTAGAAACCCCTGAAGGGAAGAAAGCCTTAAAGGATATGTTAGGAGTGTTCTTTGATAGTCAGAAAAAGCGTTTGCGTATTTTAGCTTCATACGCCAAAGGGGAAAACCATAGTATTTTATACGGTAAACGCCGGCTGGATAAAGAGAAAGCTGATTACCGCGTAAGGCACCGCTGGGGTGGTTATATTTCAAGTTTTGCTACTTCTTACGTTATCGGAAATCCGGTAACCGTGGGAGTGCTGGAAGGTGGGAATAAAGACCAGCTTCAGGCCATTAAAGAAATTGAATGGAATAATGATATTAACGCCCTGAATAATGATTTAGCCTTTGACGCTTCAGTTTATGGCCGGGCTTATGAGTATCACTTCCGGGACCGGGACAATATGGATCGGGTTGTTTTGATCAGTCCGCTTGAAATGTTTGTTATTCGTGATTTAACGGTAGAACAAAACATAATCGGGGCGGTTCACCTTCCAATCTATAACGGAATGGTAAACATGACGGTGTACACCAAAGATCAGGTAATCACCTATAAACCTTTTGTCCATTATTCACCTAGCCTTAAAGTGGATGAAATCACCAAACACAACTACAACGATATTCCGGTTGTGGAATGGTGGAACAATCGCTATAGAATGGGCGACTATGAAAGTGAGATCTCCCTGATTGACGCTTACGACGCTAGCGAATCAGACACAGCGAACTATATGAGCGATCTCAATGACGCTATGTTATTAATCAAGGGTGACTTGGACGCTATCGGGGCAACGGCTGACAACGTGGCCAAAATGAAGGACGCTAATACGCTACTACTTCAAACCGGAATCAGCGCAACGGGTCAGCAAACGACAGCGGACGCCGGCTATATTTACAAACAATACGACGTAAGCGGAACGGAAGCTTATAAGAACCGTTTGGCGAATGACATTCACCGCTTCAGTCGTATTCCTAACCTAGATGATGATCGCTTCAATTCCACACAGTCCGGAATTGCCTTACTTTATAAGATGATCGGGCTGGAACAGGTACGCAAAGACAAAGAAACCTACTTTACTAAGGCTTTGCGCCGTCGTTATGAATTGATCAGTAACATTCATAAGGCTGTTAATGGTCCGGTTATTGAAGCTAACAAGCTAACCTTTACTTTTCACCCCAACATTCCGCAAGATGTTTGGACTGAAATTAAGGCTTACATTGAAGCGGGCGGGGAAGTATCGCAAGAAACCCTACTTAATAACGCAAGCTTTACAGATTATGAAACGGAGATTGACCGGATCAAGAAAGAAGAAGGCGCAAGCGATTTTGAAAGAGCGAAAAGCGTAGGTGTGGCAGATGAATCTGAAGATAGCGGACAATAAGAGATACAACGCCGAACGCAAGGCCCAAACTGCTTTAATGAAAAGGGATTTGGAGCGTGAAAGAATCTTGGTTGAAATCTACCAGGAATCTTATAACCGCTTACAGGCTCAAATAGACCGCTTCTATATCAATTATGCGGGCCGTGAAGGGTTGACCAAGCAAGAAGCCATGAAACGCGCTGACAAAATGGATGTTACCAAGTTCAACCGTAAGGCCTATAAAGCGGTAAAAGAAAAAGACTTTTCACCGGCTACTAATGAATGGTTAAGAGTTTATAACTTAAAGATGAAAGTAAGCCGGCTGGAACTCTTAAAGGCTGAATTAGACTTGGAAATTCAAAACCTGACAGCGGAAACTTATGAAATGTTCGATAAGGCTCGCAGAAGCGAAATACTAAGCGAATTTGAACGCCAAGCGGGGATTTTGGGCAATTCATCCAAAGGAGTGAAAAAGCGCCTAGAAGCGATTTTAGACGCCGATTTTTACGGCGAATCTTTTTCCAACCGTGTTTGGGGAAAAACAGGGCTACAACAAACCTTACAAAAGGATGTCTTTGCTTCCCTGAACCGTATTTATACGGATATGATGGGTTACAAGCAGGAACGGGATCGACTAGCTAAGAAATACGGAGCTAGCCGGTCAAGCGCTGAAAGGTTGATCAAAACGGAAATAGCCCGAATCAATGCGGACACACAAAAAGAAATGCTGGTGGATGGCGAGTTCACACATTTTATTTTTGTAGCTGAACCGGGAGCGTGTGAGATATGCGCCCCTTTGGACGGCAAGGCCTTTCCGGTTGATGAATTGGAAAAGGGTGTGAATATGTACCCTATGCACCCAAATTGTAGGTGCTCAGGCTATGGACATATCGAACTAAAATATAAAAAGGGCGGTAGCACCTTAAACGATTTTAAACTAAATGAAGAAGATGAAATTTAGAATTTCACCTTCTTTTTTATTGTCCAAACCGTGCTGAAGACGTTAAAAGTTGCATGAGTTCGGGGGGGTTGCCCGTAAAAGCGTAGAAAGGAGCCT